AGCCAAGTTATCTAGTTTTGGAGCAACAAGCATGATCGCTTCAGCAAGGATACGGGCTGCCTCACTTCTTTTAAACAATCTTTCAGTTCCACCGCCACTGGTTTTACGGCCCTTCTTAACAAGATTAGTGTCCTTAAATGCCGCAGCTTCTTTTCGAGTAAACGTTCCGTAACGGCCCCACTCACCACCATCAGCAAGCCAGTTACTAATTTTTCCGGGACTTGTTTCTATACCAGAAACATCATCAGCTACTCGATAAAGATTGCGTCGCTCAGCAGAAGTAATAACCGCCAGCACGTCATCAATGTTTCCCCCAGTGATAGCGGTCATAATGCCGTCCATAAACTTACTCACAGCAACACCAGTACCTGCGTTACTAAACAATAGACGGTGCCAATCAAGAGCCACGCCCATACCATTATTGATTTTAGGGGCTGTCATTACTGCAAGAGTTTCCTCCAACGCCTGGCTCAAACGAATTTGACGGGTGACCTCAGAACCGTTTTTTGTAATACGCCAATCCATGTTTATTGGAATACCGCGGGCCTCCAAAAAGTCTTCGACAGATTTCATAACAGCCAAATCAAACTTGTATTTTAGGGCAGCTCGTTGCTTGCCCTGAGCCCCCTGGAAAGCCGCCAACGTTTTCTTGCCACCCTCCATATAAGGGTTAGTGACCTTACCAATGTTGACCCACAAATCCATCAAAGTGTGAGTGTTGACAACGTTAGGTTTAATACCAAGACCCTCACCAAACTGGCTAGCGGTACGCGGAATACCCTCGTCGGTAAACAAGATGTATCCGTTGTCTTTGCGGAAAGCATCGCTAAATGTTTTCAACAACGCAGGTTTGATTGCGTCGTTAAAAACTTCGTCCAAAACTTTTGCAATCTCGTCAGCTTCTTCATCGCTGTACCGAGCAACATCAAAACCGTTAGCAGCCAAATTATCAAAAGCGTTCTGCTGGATACCGGGGACCCTCGACATGTTCTCAATGTTCTGCGCCAACGTTTCCGGTGTAACACCATCGACAGCAAGCAACTTTTCATCCACATCCAGGCGAGCCGCATTCAGCATTGCCTCATCAATGTTAAAGACCTTCAAGAAACCAGACATCGCTTGAGTTCTCGACAGCAACGAAATGTCGTCAATAACACCAGACTTACGGACCAACACCATTGCGTCATCAATAAACGCTGTAAGCTCCGGCATAGCCATGTCAGACATAACCTGGAAGAAGTCCTCACCAAACAAGGCAACAGCCTTCTCCTTGTTAGCGCCATCAATGTTTTTCAAATTAGTGGCAATAATTGCGGCAGTTGAATTATCTGCTGCTTGAGCAGCAGCAGCGCTCGCAGAAGCAGGCAGGCCCAAAGCGTTAACACTCTTGCCAGCAGCGACAGCAGAGTTGTACTTCTCAAGCAGCGGGCGAAGAACCCTGTCGGCAATTGCCAACTGCAACGGGCTATCCTTAGGTGCTTTAACAAACTGCTCAAACGCTTTACCAACAGTAGGTGCAATGCGGAGACTAGCCGAACCCGGCACATTAAAGGCACGCGGGTTACGGAAGTAATCAACAACATCTGCCAGCCGTGTTGTAGCCAGACCGGGGTTAGTTAAATCATCTCTCAATTTACGGGTAAAAGCACCGCTTGTCAGCTGCTTCGCCTCAACAGCTTGAGCAGCTGGTTTAGACAACGTTTTAAACAAACCAGAAATACCGCCACGCAAGTTAGCACGACCACCAGTAGGCAATGCAACCGTTTTCTTATTAACCGTTTCTCGGACGGTCCTCAAAATTTCATCGGTAGCGCTAGCTCCTGTCGGTGCCGTCCTGTTTAACGTATCAGCGATCTCTTCACTAAGTTTTGAAGCAGGTAGGTTATCGGTTCCCCCCAAAGTACTCTGTGCAGGTTTGGCAACCGGCAGAGCTTCAATACCTTCACGCGCCGCAATACCGGCAGCTGTCCCCTGAAGTTTTGAAATGTAATCGCTAAAACGATTACCGTAAACTTTCCAGTCGTCCAGGGTCCCTCCGACAGGAGGGGCGGCGAACCGGGTAGGCTCGCCCGTATCTGTCACTAAACGGACACTGGGCGGTAATCCTTCTTGAAGACTAGGAATGTTTCTAACACCGGGGATACGCTCAGCGGCAACAACTGCGGTAGTAGCTTGTAAATTAGGTGCGGTAGTAGCTTGTAAATTAGGTGCGGTAGTAGCCGCAGTTGTAATTTCGTCTCCCGCTTTAGCGGTAGCGGAAAGAGAGGCCCCTCCACGAGTAGCTACTTTGCCTAATCCTAAAGTACCAGCACCCACCCACGTAAGTGGATCAGCCGCAATGTCAAGGGTCAGACCAATACCTGCTTTAGCAATTGGGTTTACGTTGTCTTTAATGTCAACATAGTTGGGGTTATTGCGCTGAGTAACGTCATAAAATTTTTCAACTTGTGACTCGAACGTGTCTCGTTCACCCTCCGGTCTTTCAGCACCTGTAATAGCTTTACCAATGTTGCTTCCGACAGTCATTGGGTTCCAGGTATTAGACAGCACGTCCCAAACGTTGCTACCTATTTTCTGTACACCCGCACCAACATTTCCTTGGGCGAAGTCGGCACGAGCATTGTCAATAGTTTCCGGAAAATCAAGAATTGCGCTGGTTTGTTGAACTTGTGGGTAAAGAGAAGAGTTTAGTACGTCAGTAATTGTTGCCAACCAACCACGATTAGTGCCCTCGCCTTGGCTAAAAGAATCAGAAAACTCTCCCGACAAGCTGTCGGACACAGTAAAAGTAGGTTTGAATCCTGGTGTGTAAGGACGCCTGTTTTTTACGTATTCGCTAAAGGAGTCTTGTGGTTTGTCAGCCACGTATCCTCCTTATTGTAGATACTGCAACGGATTTGTAAGTAACCCAAGAATAGCATTCCCTTGCGGTTGTGACTGGTTAAAACCGGGTGTCACACCGGGAAGCGTCTCGGCTGTCGGGGCGTTACCCTCCAGTACCCACTGCCTCAAATCTTCTCCCATAGCCCCCGTAAGAATATAATCCCTTACCTTAAGGTGAAGATTCTCCGGCGACTCGCCCGGAGCGGCCTGGAATAAATCACTGTAGACACGGTAATAATTATCGATGTTGGCTTGGTCTCGTTTAAACTCAAAATCAAGATCAGGTCCCTGCTCAGGCGGGTTCATAGCCTGCTCCAACTGCAAGTACTGCAAAGCACTCTCAATAGGGTTGTACTGTGCCTGAGCCTCAGCCTCGCGCATAGCCAAGTTACCCAGACGACCCTGCAAAGCAGCCAACAAAGCCTGGTTATTACCCAAACCTTCCTGCTGAAGTACCTGAGCCATTTGCGAACTAAAGTCCTGGGCGGTAGCCCCGTAACGGTTAGCAGCCGACAGTCCCGCAGCACGGCCAGCTTCCAACCCAGAAACAGACTCAGCCTGCGACAGTGCCATCGGATCAATCACTGTCGGGGCGGCAGCCTCAATACCCAGACGAGCCATCTGATCAGCAGCCTGCTGCTGTGCGGAAGCGTAAGCATCCTCAATGTTGCCTGTACCCGTGTCGTAAGCGGCACCAATACCAGCCTGGGCACCACCATAAATGTCGCCCAAACGGGACACGTTCTCCCCTGCACGATCAGCAGCCGCAGAATACATGGCCTGCAACTGTGCGTTCAAAGCCGCAGTGTCATCCATCATTTGTTGGCGAGCGGCGCGGTAATCAGGCCCCTGCGGTGCGTACTGGGCAGCCAAGGCAAAAAGCTCATCAATGGTGCGACCAGGCGTCTCCTCAACGACCCCCTTGTCGGGAGAAGTACCCATGTTGTAGCCAGACATGTCAATAGTTCCAAGAACACCCGTGTCTTGCCCAGAGCCGTCATTAACAATAGTGCGTGGTTCACCAGAACCAATTTTAGGCAAGCCCATTGCGCCGCCCAGGTTCCAAGGGTCAAGACGAGCCCTGGTTCCCGTACCCGCAATAATGTCCTCAACCGATGGCGGGTTAGCTTTAGCCTCGTCTACAAGACCCTGCCACCAACTACCGATATTGTCAAAAAGGTTGAATTGTCCTCGCCGCTGAGCTTCTTCAAACGGGTCTGTTCCAAGATTCCTGTCCAGCCCCAAGTTCCGCTCCCCGCCAGGGGTCAGAAAAGTACGGCCAGCAGTCCTATCTTGAAACCAATCACCGACATTACCAAAAAAGTTAGTAACATCTTGGCCTGCGTCAACCCAAGACTGCATCTGTTCAGAGGTGCCGTCCTCAGGCTCGCCGGGATAACGAAAATCGGTGGGGACTTGCCGACCAGACATGGGCTGGGTGTAGTCAAATCCGACACCTCGGGAAGATCGTGTGGGTTTTCTAGGAGCCATTATCCACCGCCCAGAGCTTGAAGGTAAGCATTCATCTGGGCAGTAGCGGCACGGTTAATAGCAGCCCTCTCAGCAGCCTGTCGGCGCTCCTCAGTAGTTGTACGCTGCTGAGCAAGTTCGCTCGACAGGTCCTCAGCAAAACGGGTACGGCCCGTTTCCATAGCCTCAAGTTGTTCGTTCAAACGGTTCTGGAACTCACCAAAAGTTTGGCCAAAGTCCGATCCGCGCAAAGTCCCGCGGGCAGCGAACTCGTCACGCAGGCCACGAGTACCACGAGCTGCGGCACTGTACGGGTCAAAACGCCCCTCAATGTCCCATTGTCCCTGCATACCAGCTGTTGCGTCAGGTTCTTCAGCACCAGTAATAGCACGGGCTGAACGAGCCATAGGTGCCGCGCCCTCTTCGTCGTCCTGTCCGGCCTCAAGAATGTTGGGCATGGCAACAAACCCTGGTGAGGGTCGGTAACCAATGTTGCGAACACCTTGCAGGTAGTCGATACCGTAGCGTTCGCCTCGTTGCTGTGCGCCGGTTTCAAAGTCTTGGAGCGCCCTGTTAAGGGATGCGATTTGTGCGTTGTATTCTGGGTCGCGGAAATTGGGCATGCTGAAGTCGGACAGTCGCGGGGTGCGTGCTGCTGGTGCTGCTTGAATGGGCCGGATGCTTCCAGCAGGTTGGTTGTAAGTAGTTCCGGTAGTTCCGGTAGTTCTAGGAACCCCAGTAGGCCTGCGGCTAACCCCCGCACGAGTGTTATCTGCTTCAGCCCTAGCTATAGCAACAGGGTTAGTAGCATACGAGGGAACATAACGAGTAGGTTTAGTAGGTTTAGGCGTCATGTAATCAGGAATGCCAGAAGCACCAAAACTAATAGCCATTATCGTTCACCGCCCGGAGGCCTGTTCATCAGGAAATCGATAATGTCAGTCCACTGAAAAGGCTTACGGTCAGGACCAAAGAAAGCATCATTAATGTCGTCTGCGGGACGATTGTAAGGAGCCATTTCCTCGACAGACATATTGGGCATGTCACGCACACGAGGCTCTTCAGGCATTTGCATGCGAGACTGAATAGCCATAGCACGAGCAGCATCTTTCATGTTTTCAGTATCAAGACCCTGATAACCTGATCCGCCACGAGCTTGCAAAGCTCCGGGGCCAAAAAGAATGTTAGCAAAATTTTGAGCTTCGGGACTTTCATCTTGTCGACGAATACTGCCTCTTGGTGCAATACGGGGAGGAAGCTCAGTAAGCCTCGTGTAATCGGCTCTGGGCATTTGTCGAGGAGAAGGAATAGGTGCCCTATAGCCCGTACCACCGCGAGCAGTCAAAGCGCCAGGCTTCTGCCCAGCACCAGAATCCTGAACACCACCGGCTTTACGAGTCATACGAGGTCGTGCCGTAGGACGGTCTTTACGGTCACGATCCATGTTAGGCATAACAGCCATAATTAACTCCTTAAGAAGAGGCCCTACCAGGCATAGAGGACAAACGGTTCATCATAGCCCGCTCACGAGCCTTCTTTTGCATGTCCTCATCGTCATACATTCCCTTCTGGGGAGCGAGGCGGTTACCCATGCTGGATTTGTTACGGTACATTATTTGTTAATCCTTTTCATTATAGCGTTGCCCCTAGCGGCTGCCATGTTGTCAACAAGGTTAGGGTACGGACGACCAGCAGACTTGGCGCGGGCTTTAGCCGAAGACTTTTGAGAAGGCGTCAAAGACTTACGCTCACTCTTAGGCTTGGGGTTTTTGGTGTCCCACACTTCTGGGGCCATTATGAAAGTCTCCTCATCAAAGCGTCACGTCTTGCAGCTGCTTTAACGTCACGTTGTTTGTAACCCGCCCTATCAGTTACTTTACCAACAGTTGGCATGGGGCGTCCACTCCCGTAATGCTTTTTTCCGGCAGCATAAGGGTTGAAACCCCCGCCACCTTGGGCAGGAGCACTAAATTGCACTCTGACGTTGTTCATTATGTGATTTCCTTGGACACTGTTTGCTTGGGGTTTACATAAGTCATTAGTGAGAATAGTCTAACAGGGGCTGTCGTTGTGGAGCCGTCTGTCTCGAACTTGACGCGGAAGTAGATTTGGCGGAAACGCAACGATTTGAGGAACTTCACGAAAGTTCTGGTGAGTGCGTTACCGCCGACACTGATGTCTGTTTCGGTAGATGGTGCCTCGGTTTGCGGTTGACCCCATGTGAACGGCAACAAGGTACCCCAGTTACCGCCGTCAAGAAGGTCTTGCCACGACACAGAGAACGAATAGGTTACTGGGTAAGCGGTAGCTTCCACATCCCCACGGAACTGTGCATCCAAACCCCACCAAAACAGGCGCTTGTAAATGGAGCTGGCCTGGTAGTTGAAGTTCTTGGTTTGGATAATACATTCCATGTCTTCGGCAGCCGTAGTTGTGGCATCCGTAATAAACAGGGTAGGGGCGGAGCGTGATCCGCCAGGGGCGACTGCTGCGGAACTGTGTGTCACCGCGACAGGCAACGATTCGTTACCAGACTCACGGCGCACAATTTTACCTACAGCGCCAAACGTGTCAGATTTCCAGTTTGTCCAAGTACGGGTCCTCAAACTGTACACATAGGTGGTGTCGTAAAAACTGAACACAAGTCGGCGGTTAAACTCCGACACAGCAAACGGCAGGTAAATACCAGACGTGGTACCCGCCTTGAACGGTACCTTCACGTTGATCTGGGCGGCACGGTTGTTACTGAACTCGTAAGCTTTGTCCTCGTACATGAAATAAATGAACGACTCGAACTGGTCTAACGCTTCTTTAGAGTTGAGCCCCACATTCGGTACTACCAGTGAGATGGTGGCTGCTGCTGGGTCGGACGTGTACTGCAAACCGTAAATTGAGTTGACACGGAAAATGAGGAGCGTGTTGAAGTACACAGCCAACTGCACAATGTTTTGCCCGTCACCGGAACCCACATCCACAAAATCGTTGACGGCCACCCACAGTGCCGGGTCAGCCAGGGTTTTGGATCGGTACAGCCGTGTGCCCTGGTTGGTGCTGTCTTTACCTTCCGCAATCCACAGGCGGCCTTTGAACGACACAATGCTGTCACCTAACGGCATGTCGTTGTCTGCGGTAAATCCACCACTAGGAGTCCAGTACCCGCCAGGTGTGAGGCTTCCGACAGGTGCGGTAATCCAGGCTTTGTCATCGAACTGCACCATTGCAGCACCGGACATTGTGGCGGTAATCAAAGTCCACGTGTTGCCGTCAAAAGAATAAGTTGAGTTGTTTCCGTCACTAGCCAGCAGGTACGAGGTTCCCGTAGCCGTGTAGTAGTACCCAAGAATGTTGATGTTGCCTGTGGCGCTCAACGGGAAATTGACACCCAGGTTTTCAATCGGGGGGCGTGACTTTAGTGACCCATCCAAATCCAGCTCAAAGTTTTGACAAACCGTCAACTCGTTATCGGCAATCGCGGTAGGGTCACTGAACGTGTTTAGGCCACCAATGAACGGCCCCACCTGAATTGGTGCACCTGGCATAGCCGCTCCTAGATAAGCTCGAACGTAATGTTAGTCTCGTAAGTCATCGTCGCGGCAAGACGTTCCTGCTCACCACGCTCCGCAACACTAGCACTGTACTCAGCCTGCTTAACTGCCATCATCTCCGCGTTCTCATCCATCTCATAAGCACGCATCAACACATAATTACAAATGTCTGTAAAGCATTCGTCCGGTACCGACAAAACATCACCAGCAGTAGAAGTTATTGCAGCGGGTTGGGCGTTATACCGAATCGTCATCGTGTAATTCTTGTTCGGCTTAGGCCAAAACGTAATATCCCCACCCCATGCGTACCAAAACTGGGGAGCACCCTCCTCAGTACCCTCAGGGTCGGCCAAAGAAATAGATTCCTCCGCCTGCGAGATCGGAATGTTACCGACACGGCGACCATCCAGAAGCAAAGACGCCAACGTATCAATACGCGGGGTAACCGAAGTCAACGAATACGTGGCAGTACCACCAGTCACAGCCATTGTTGCTGTCGTCTGCAAAATCTGGTTCTGCTTAGCAATATCAACCTGTGCTTCGTTGATCCAGCGAGTAATATCGTCATTCGTTAACTGGACACCGGATTCGTCACCGAAAACACGCTTAACCTGGCTCTGTACGTCGCCAACGGTTTTAGTAGGGGAACTATAACTCATCGCTCAAACTTCTTTCCATTATGAGTGACCGTGTGGAGCTTGTTCCG